ATGCCAGCGGTCCCGGAATGGGATGTTCTGCTCCGCGGCGGCGTCCTGCGGGCCCTCGGCCAGAGGGGCTGCCGCAGTGGCTGGACGGTGTCGAATTTCAGGGGACGTGCCCGGCTTCACATCACGGCTCGCGCCGGGGACGGGCAGCGCAAGCAGCTGCTCCTGCCATATCCCTGGGAGTCGGACCAACTCGAAGCCATCCGAGACGGCGTGGTGACGGTCTACGAGGCCTTCCAAAACGGGGCCCCTCTCGAGCTTTCCGTCGCCGAGCTGAGTACAGCGAAGGCTGAGGCTGAGGCCAGGCGCCAGGCAGAAGCCATGGCCAGCCAGCCCTCAAACCTGCAGCAGAGCGTTCCATCTCCAGCAACAGCCAGCCGCCCTATCTCGATTGACTGGGCCGGCCTGATCCGCCGCTACCAGCAGCACAAGCTGCGCAGCGGTGAAATCAAGGAAACGACCTGGGAACGGCTTTACAAGCCGCGAATGGCGCTGGTCCTCAAGACAGCGAAAGGGCCACCGGCTGCCCGCGACGCAACCCAACTGCTGGAAGCGCAAGCTGATCTGTGGAGTCAGCGCCCTGGCTGTCGCACCAGAAGACTGCAAATCCAGTACACCGCTGCTTTGCTGCGTTGGGCGGCCAGCCAGAAGCTGCTTCCAGCCCAATGGGCTCCGCCGCCTGACCTCTCAACAATCATCGGCCGGTCACGGGAGAGCCGAGCGGTCACGACGCCAATCGCCGTGCCAGACATCCTGGCGATGGTGCAGGCCATCCCAGACCCGCGCTGGCGGTTTGCCTTTCAACTGCTCTGCGCCTTTGGTCTGCGACCCGAAGAGCTGCAGCATCTGCAGCTTCGCCAGGGGCGGCTCTGGTGCACGTATGAAAAGGTTGCCTCTCGCGGCAAAACCAAGCCCAGGCCCCTGCGGCTGCTGCCCTGTGACCAATGGGCCACGGAATGGCAGCTCCTCGAAACCTTTGATCCGGCAAAGCTCCCGCCCATGCGAGCTGGCTTCGGCTCGGATTCCTTCAGTCGCTACCTGCTGCGGAGAGACCACTGGCAACACCTACGCCAGCAGTACGAAACCCAGGGAGAAAAATTGGTGCTCTATTCCTGCCGGCACGGTTACGCCCACCGGGCCCACGTGATCTGTGACCTGCCGCCCAAGGTCGTCGCCGCCGCAATGGGTCACAGCGTTCAGACCCATTTGGCGGCCTACAGCCGCTGGTGTGGGGATGACGTGGTGGATGACGCCTTCAGCAAAGCGGCCCAACGGCTCAGTGGCATGACGCCCTGAGCCTGCTGCTGTGCAGCGCTACTGCTCACCGGTTGGCTTGATGTAACCAGTGTCGATCAGAAAGGCCCGCAAGGCTTCCGGGAAAGAGCTGTAGACGATTTCCCGGCCCAGGCACTTGCCGTTGTCATCCAGGTCGCCCTTGCACTCCTTCAACCCCCAGTCTGAGGAGTCGTAGCGCTGGGTCATGCGATCCCAGCCGTCATACAGCTCGCCCACCAGCGCCTTGTTGGCGACGTAACCGGCCAAAAACCCATTGGGTGATTCAGGGTTCTTCTGTTGGAACCATTCGGCCATGCGCTGCAGGTTGCGGCGATGAAGTGGTTTGAACTCAGGCCGATGGGACACATCCACAAAGGCATCGCCCTGCAGCTGCCAGATGCGGGCAGGTGCGGTGCTGCAGGCGTAGCAGGCAAAGCGATAGAGGAACCGGTTGTCGACATCGACGATCAGGAAGCGGCCATTCCGCAACGGGTCCTCTGCTGGTGAATCGCCCCCGTCGAAGGGCCCGAGTGTCACCTCACGCCAGCTCTGCCCGCTGCGATCGCTGGTGAGCACCTGGATCTGATTGCAGCAGTGCGCACCTCCGGTGAAGGAAGAGAGCAGAACTTCGGGGTAGGGGTTCTCCGGATCCATTTCTGCGATCTGGACCACCGCAGCTGGACTGCCACCCCATTTCTCAGCGCCAACGAGCCGACCGACCTCGTTGCCATTCACACGAACGACAGCCACCGGCTGAAGCACATTCGATCCGGACTCGTTGATCCGCCGCTGCTGCTGCGCGTTGACCTCCAAGGCGCCACTGCGTAACGAACCGCTCATGCGGTTGTTCTGGTAGTCCATCTTCAGGACCTGGGCGACAGCCGGACTGCCGCAGAGGGCCCCCACTCCGATCAGAACGGCAATGAAACGCGCTCGCAGAGACACCAGGCAATCGGCAGGCCGCTCTCACGAACCGTAGGAAGAGCGGCCGCGCCTGCAACCTCACTCACTGCTTGAGATGGCGGCGGCTCCAGCCGGTGATCGAGGCCTCGATGTTCTCCCCATGCCACTGCAGGGGACCTTTGCCTTCGGTGCAGCCCCAGCGGCGGAAGTGCTTGCCGGGTTGCAGCACCCCGCGCAGCCGCAGCTGACGCAGGGTTTCGCGGCTGATACCAAGCAGCTCACAGGCCTGAGCTGTGCTGATCCAGACCCGCTGGCGGGTGGTCGTGACCTGGGTGTCCATCAGGCCCTCGCCAGCTGCGCGCAGCAGCGCTGGAGCGTGTCGACCAACCAGCTGCGGCGGTAGCTCTTGACCTGGCGCGGGGCCCCGTCAACAAACTGTTGGCGACACGGGGGTTCTTCGCCGAACTCCTCGCGGTAAGCCCTGGCCACGAGCTTGCCGGCGGCGCAGAACTGGCTGCGCGGCAGCGCTTGCTGGAACACCTCCAGCCAGGCATCTCCCAAGGTGAGCTCCTCGTCAGTCGGCGCACCGGGGAGCAACCCAGCACTGGCGGTCAGCACGTTGCTGCGGACGATGTCCTTGAACAGAAGCTGGTCGCGCTGATCCAGGCCGCCCAGCCGCTCGAACAGATTGATGCTCCGCTCCACCAGGGCAATCACGTCGGCTTCCCGGATCCGAGCTGGAGGGGTCTCGACGGGAGTCGGTTGGGCCTGCTGGACGCTCTCCAGGAACCAGCCATCCATCCACACCGCGAACGGCGCACTGATCCAGCGGGCCAGGTCGACAGCGACCTGGGGATGAACCCAGGTGCCGCCACCACCGGCGCCGCCTGAGCGGGACTCAACCAGGGCGTGGACGGAAATTCCGGCCACGCTCTCCAGCGCATCCAGATAGTGCTGGCACCGGTCGGACTCGCGGTAGTCCTTCCAGCGTTTGCCATTGGCCTTGCACATGGCCGTGGCATTCACGTAGCCATCGCTGGTGCGCCGAGAGATCGGGGTGCCGTTCCAGGAACGGGAGACCAGAGCCTGCTGACTCATCAGAGCGACAGTTGTGGAGGGATGGGACGACGTTGTTGTGGTGTTCATCGGTCTGAGGTCGGTGAAATGGGCTGGGCCCCACTGGCGGCGACGCCTGCTGCTGGGGGAAAAGGGCTGTTGGTGCTGACCGCTCGCAGCCGCGGCGGCACGGGGCCGGCGATCACCAGCAGCAGGGTGCTCAGCTGAAACAGCAGCCCCACCACCACCAGCAGTCGCAGAGCGGTGAGGCTGTTGACCGTGACGGCGACGGTTGTGGGCCGGCGGGTGCGGCAGAACGCCGGAAGCTGGGGGCGGCGCCCAGCGCCGCCGTTGCTGACCAAGTGAGGAGCAGCCATCAGAAGGCGGCCTCCTCGTCGTCATCCACAACCCAGCCGCCTCCAGCGGTGTAACCCTCCTGTTCCTCGAAGCCCTCGGTGGGATCGACCTGCTCGTAGGGAACGAACTCGACGACCTGGACGGCGCGGGGCTGGAAGGTCATGCCGCAGCCGTTTTCGCCATCCCAGTCGTAGATGTCGAAGGCCACCACGACCTTGGAGCCGTTGCCGATGGCGGCCCCATCCCAGGGCTGCTTTTTGGCATCGACGATGCGGGGGCCCTCAGACAGGGAGCCATCACGCCGCTGGAACTGCGGCACCTTGAAGCGCACCGCGGTGAGCTCACTGGGCTTTTCCTTATCCGGCTTCCAGGGGAAGCCCTTTTCGGCGCGGCGCTTGCGACTGCCATGCAGAGCAATGAACTGGTCCTCCATCGCCAGCAGGAAGGACTGCGCCGTTTGGTCACTGTTGGGAAGCAGCAGATCGCAGGTCCAGGCCTTGGGTTTGCTCTTGTCGAGCTGGTGCCGGGGCGTGATCAGGTGAGCCCAGCGCACTTCGGCGAGGGGCGTGCGGAAGATCGTCTTAGCCATGGGTTGACTCGGGGTGAACGGTGGACGCGAGGGGTTGATCGAATGGGGCCAGCGGCGGCAGGCCAAGGCGCTCGCGCAGCAGGTGATGCACGGCGCCGCTGGCCGAGAGGTTGCGGGCCTCCATCAGCTCGCGGACCTGCAGGTAGACGTCGGTGCGCACCTGGGTCTGGATGACATGGCGACCGGCCCGGGAGCGGGGTTGCTCGCCATAGCGACGGGGCTTGCTCACGGCTCGGCAGCTGCCTGAGCGCCTTCGAACTCCTCGAGGAAGCGGTCGATGAAGGCGCTGTGCTGGTGCTGGGTGATGCGATCACCGATCGAGCGGGCATTGCGCGGCACCTGGAAGTGCTCACGGAACGCCGTGGTCAGCTCACGCCGCGCGGCTTGGGGAAGGGCCAGGATGCGCTGGTGCGTGGCCTCAATCTCCTGGGCCGTGAGTGGCTCGAGAGCGACATCACCGCCACCGGCGCCTGCACAGGGTTCGGATGCCTCAACAGAGGACGTCTTCGCCGGCAGAGCGGGACGTTGCGCACCAGCAGAAGCGAGCTCAACAGTAGAAGTTGCCTCAGGCTCTACAGGCATAGCCTGCTTGTCCAAAGGAATGCCCAGCAGCATGGCCAGCATCCAGCCGGAAGCCTGAAGTGGGTCGTCGACCTCGTCGGCCCACTCCTCACTGCTGACCTCGGCGCCACCGGCGTGCATCACCGTGACCCGCAGCTTGTGGCGGCCACGGATGTCGACCAGCTGGCTACTGAAGGCAATGCCCTGGGCAAATGCCGGCCTGGCCGCTTCGACCACGGCGGCCAGGTCAAGGGACGGAACAGCCTGCACCTGTTCCTGGAAGGAGGCCAGGGCGGCCGTGAGGGCGCGCTCGGCGCTGCCTTTTTCGCCGAGCAACTCAAGGGCGCCGGCTGGCACGTCTGCGCGTGCGGGGATCTGCGTCATGGCATCAGGGTGTCGGGCTCGTGCCCGCTGGCCTGAGCTTAGCGGCTTTCTAACGCGAGCCGCAATCGGTTGGCGTCCTCGGATTTATCCGGGTTCCTTCCTGCGTCGCCGGGTGGCAGGCTTGGGCGCTCCTGCCGGGTCGTCGGCTTCCCAGGCTCGGATCCACTCGTCAGGAAGGAACTGCTCGTCTTGCACCCAGAGTTGCGCCAGTTCGGAAGTGGAGTAGTCGTCGAGGGCCAGGACCTCTCGAAAACGCTTGCGGTACATCTCCGGCACCGACGCGGCGAGCTGCTCCAAGGCATCGGTGACGTCGGCGTCGCGCGTTCTGATCACACGACGCACATGGCGCCTCCAGTTCTGACAGAGATCTTCGGCTTCTTTCGACGAGAACGTGGGAGAGAGAACTGCCTGGTAAGTCTCTGGGACGGCCAGATATCCGATGTAGCAGCTCCAGAAATCAACGGCATCCCAGGGTTTTCCGTCGTTGCCCCGTAATGGCTCTGCATATTCGAGCTGTTCTCGAATGCGCTGGGATTTGACCCCTTCCAGTCGTCGATTGCTATCCAGCAACCTTCGGTTCAGTTCTTCGAGCTGGAAAAAAGCTTTCTGGCGCAGCTCGCCAGCCTTGCCCTGCTCGATGACTGAAAGGTTGCCGTAGGAGATCACCTCAAACTTCGCTTCCGCGCCCCACTCACAGGCGGTGTACTGGGTCCAGCCGTTGCGGCGGCGCCAGTTCAACAGCATCTTCCCGAAGGCCCGACGTGACTCCTGCTGCCAGTCGAGGACGGCCTGGTAGGAGCGCCCCGTCAGGTCCATGTCGTATGTCATAGCCCGATTCTACGACCTACTTGCCATTGCAAGCCAGAGCCTGTCAAGACTTGGCGGCATGGATTGAGTGGTTCACCGGCTCGGCCAGCAGCTGTTTGACCTGCTGGCCGCTCAGGATCCGGCCCGTCTGAGCCTGGAAGCGCAGGGCCAGCGTGTACGGGTGTGCACCGGGATGACGGCGAGCGAGCGCCTGCAGCTGCCCGCGAAGCTCGGGCCGAGTCATGCCGTTTGCTCGCCGACGGCGCTCAGCTTCAGGACTGCCTGGGCCTGTTGAACCGAGCGGCAGACGGCTGCAAGGCCGCCGAGATCTTGCACCGCCTGCAGGAAGGCGCGCTGCTCAGTGCTGATGACCCCGCAGTTCGTCTTGATCTCCAGGGCAACGAACTGAGCGATCTGCTGGCCGACCAGTTCAGGCGTGATCTCCAGCGAGCGCAGACCGATCAGATCGCTGCTGCCCTTGCACAACCCGAAGCGCACGAAGCGCCCCTGCTGGTCGATCAGGGCACCGGTGTTGTTGCGCCAGAGCCGCACTGGTCCGCGGCCGCAGGCCAAGCGGATGCGCTGCTGGATCTCGTGTTCGCTGGGGGAGGAGGCCATGCCTCCTGTTGCCGGGCAGGGCGAAGGGGATGATCAGCGCACGTCCCAGGGATTGATCAACTCCAGCCCGATCTCGGCAAAGTCGGCCACGTTTCTTGTGGCCAGGGGAGCGCCATGGGCCAGCGCCGTGGCTGCGATCACCGCATCCGCTGTCGCCATCGGTCGGGCCAGCCATTCCCGCCGCTGCAGCAGTTCGCCGTACCAGTGGGCCGCTTCGCTGGTGAAGGGCCAAATTCGGCCCGCAAATAATTCGGTCGCCAGCGCATCCCAGCTCTGCTGCAGTTGCTGCTTACGGCGGCCATCCGGCAGCCGGGACAGACCGTGCAGGATTTCAGCTTCATTCATCGCCGTGATCGCCACTGCCTCTGGATCAAGGCCATTGGCCCAGGCCAGCACCCGCGGTTCCGGCTGCAGCCGCATCAGCTCTGAGATCACATTGGTATCCAGCACGATCACCGCAAACTCCTTTCCTGTGGTGCCTGATCTCCCGAGGTTTCCGCTTCCTATTCGCCCTCAAACTGCGCGGGGATAGGCAGGGATGATCTTGCTGGCAGCTCCAGCTCCACGCCACCGAGCTGGGCGAAGTGCTCATGGATGCGAGTGCCCAGGCCCTTGCCTCCAGCGACAGGCTGCCGGGCTTCGATGGCGGTGCGGAGGATCGTGCGGGCTTCCTCCTCCATCGAGCGTCCATGGCGCGCGGCCTGAATGCGCAGCTGCGCTTTGGTGCGCTCGTCGAGGTTGCGGATGGTGAGGCTGGCCATGGATGACTCCCGCTTGCACTGACAGCATTGCAGTCAACGCTAAGGCCTCTGGCGGCTGCTCGCTTGCCCAGCGATTACGTGCTGCGCTGCCGTGCTGCCCAGACGTGGCGGGCCCAGCCGGGCTTGTAGCCGCGTTCCTGCTCCCGCTGCAGCAAGTCCTCGAAGGTGCGGCAGCCGGCGGCCGGGTGCGTCCGGCGTGGTCGGGCCTGCTGGAGCTTGGGGCGGTGCCGATCCGACCCGCTGATCTCGACTAGTTCACCCTCAAGCAGTTGAAGCCCACGGCGCTGCTCATCGCGGTCCTCGGCAGGAAACAGATGGCCGCAGTCGGGGCAGACCTGGGCGGCACTGGGGCAGCTGCAGAAGCAGACCGGGCAGTCTTTGATCGGAATCGAGACGCCCTCCCGGCGGCGGCGGCCAGCCAGGCTCCACTCGCGCTCATCGGTGGGCAGGCCGTGGCGATGGGCGTTGCCGACGTGATCGAGGATCACCGCTTCCTGCTTGCCCGGTGCGGGACGCAGGGCCCGGCCAACCATCTGCAGATAGAGGCTCAGGGAAGCGGTGGGGCGCATCAGGATCGCGCCGCCCACCGAGGGGATGTCGGTGCCCTCGGAAATGATCATGCAGCTGGTGATTACCTCCACCTCGCCGGTGCCGAGCCCGGCGATCAACCGTTTGCGCTCCTCCGCTGACGTGCCACCGCTCACCGACGCGGCCCTGATCCCTGCAGCGCGGAAGGCGCCAGCCATCTGCTCGGCGTGCTGGATCGTGCAGCAAAAGCAAATGGCCGTGCCGGGGTGCAGCCGGCGGCGGTAGTGCGACACCGCATCACCGATCGCGGCCCGGTCCCCGAAGGCGCGCGCCGCCTGCTCCAGGTCGTACTCGCCCATCCGCTGTTGGAGTTCGGGACCCTGCCCCTTGCTGTTCCTGGCACCTGGCCAGGAGAAGACCTTGGGCCGGGCCAGCCAGCCCTGCTCCACCAGCCAGGCCGCAGAGGGCCCCAGCACCAGGGCCTCGAAAAAGCCGCCGGCCTCTACGCCCAACCCTTTGCCATCGAGGCGTTCGGGCGTGGCGGTCTTGCCGATCAGATGCGCCTCTGGCCAGGTGTTGATGATCCGGCCCCAGACGTTGCCGGCCACCAGGTGATGGGCCTCGTCCTGAATGATCAGATCCGGCACAGGCAGCTGCCCCAGCCGCCGGGCCACGGTCTGCACCGAGCCCACGGAAACCTGCCGGCCCTGCAGCCTCTGGCCAGGGGCGATCACATCGGGCTCCAGCCCCCAGGCCCGAACGGTGCCCGTGAGCTGCTCGATCAGCTCGGCCCGATGGGCCAGCACCAGCACCTTCCTGCCCTTGCGGGCAGCGCCGCGGGCGATGGCGCCGATGGTCTGGCCTTTGCCCGCGCCGGTGGGCATCACGGCACAGACCCGGCGGTGGGCCTTGAGTGCGGCGCGGAGATCGACCAACAACTGCAGCTGGTAGTCACGCAGAACGATTGACGGCATTGGCACCAGATCAAGCGGGACGACTGCTAGCCACTCGCCTTCTTTGGCTCAGGCTAGCGAGGCATGGCCAAGGCTATTAGGCTGCAGACCACGAGCAATGGCCTGATGCCCGACTACGCCCTGCCGGTGAGTGTCTCGATCACCCAGCAGCAACTCGCCTGGCTGGATGCCCGCAGGCGTCACGGCTCCCTCAGTCGCTCGGCGGCACTGCGGCAGGTGCTGGATGCCGCCATGGACCGCGAACTCTTGCTGGACAGACCGGATCGGGCATCACCGAATCCCGCCGCGACCTCAGCAGCGAGCAGGTGAGCCGGAACCCATGGCCCCTGATGCCATTGCTGCGGCCCAGGGCCGCTGGCCGGAGATTTTGGTTGCTCTGGCGGGGCTGAGCAGCGAGCAGCTCAGCAATCGCCATCAACCCTGCCCGCTCTGTGGAGGGAGGGATCGCTACCGCTTTGACGACAAGGACGGCAGCGGCTCCTGGTTCTGCAACCAGTGCGGCGGCAAGGACCAGCGCGGCGGCGCTGGCTCCGGCATCGACCTGCTGATGCGCCGGCAGGGCTGGAGCTTTGTGGAGGCAGCACGGCAGGTGGAGGCCTTCCTTGGCCTGGTGCCTGATCACCAGGGCACCAGTGCCGGCAGGGCCACCAGCCGAAACGGCAAGCCCTGGCGGATGCCTGACAAACCTCCCGCCGATGCCCCGCCGCCACCGTTGAACCGCGGGGCCACCGCCCAGTGGGCCTACCGCAATCGCGCAGGGGAAGTGCTGTTCTGGATCCAGCGGATCGGGCTGCGCAGCGGCGGCAAAGCCTTCCTGCATCGCGTCTGGCTGGACGGGGACTGGCATCGCCCCAGCCGCCGTGATGCCTTCAGCTGCGACTGGCCCACCCCCAGGCCGCTCTACGGACTGCCAGATCTGCAGCAGCGCCCCGAGGCCCCGGTACTGGTGGTGGAAGGGGAGGGCACCGCCGATGCGGCCGCTCGTCTGTTCCCAGACCATGTGGTGCTGACTTGGGCCAACGGCTCCAAGGCGATCGCCAAGGCGGACTGGACGCCGCTGGCCGGCCGCTCGGTGACGCTCTGGCCTGATGCGGATGCGGCCGGAGTGGAAGCCATGCAGAGCCTGGCCGCCCTGCTGCATCCCCTCGACTGCGAGCTGCACTTGGTGGCCCTACCGGCAGATCTGCCCCAAGGCTGGGATCTGGCCGATGCCGACTGGACACCCCGGCAGGCTGCTCGGCAGCTGGCGAAAGCAGCCCAGCCATGGAGACCCTCAGAGACAGGTGCTGGTGGCAGCGGCGATGGTGCTTCGCTGCCGGCGCTGGCCCCGGCAGCAACCCCCAGGCCGACCACGCCGTTTCAGTGCCTGGGGTACGACGCCGACGCGAACTTCTATCAACCGGGGAGCACCGGTCAGGTGATCCGCCTGCCCCGCGGTTGCCACACCGCCACCCACCTGGTGGCCCTGGCACCACTGGAGTATTGGGAGAGCCTCTACCCCAGCCGCACCGGTGTGAACTGGCCGGCAGCGGCCAGTGATCTGCACAAGAGCTCGGCCGCGATGGGGATCTTTGCAGTGGAGCGCATCCGCGGCCGCGGGGCCTGGTGGGATGAAGGCCGCACGGTGCTGCACCTCGGTGATCGCTTAATCACCCCCGAGGGGGAGCACCCGATCACCAAACCCTTCCGCTCGCGGCACATCTACCAGCGCCTCAAACGCTTGGAGGGACCGTGCGGCGTAGAGCCTCTGACCGTGCAGGAGGCGGCCGTGATCGTGGGCATCGCCAACCGCTTTCGCTGGGAGGTGCCGGCCTCCGGCACCCTGCTCCTGGGCTGGGTGGTGCTGGCTCCGATCTGCGGAGCCCTGCGCTGGCGGCCCCACCTCTGGCTCACCGCCGGCGCTGGCTCGGGCAAGAGCCAGATCCTCGATCGCTTCGTGGCGCCGCTACTCGGCGATCTGAGCCTGGTGGTGGTGGGCGCGACCACAGAAGCCGGCCTGCGCCAGACCATCTGCTGCGACGCCGTGCCCGTGGTCTTCGATGAGGCGGAGAGCAATGAGAAGGGTGATCAGCAGCGGATGCAGGCGATCCTCTCGCTGGCGCGGGTGGCCAGCAGCGAGAGCAGCGCCGAGATGCTGAAGGGTTCCCCCAGCGGTGATGTGAGCCGCTACCGGGTGCGCTCGATGTTCCTGATGTCCTCGATCGCCACCGCCCTCAAGCAGGGTGCCGACAAGAGCCGGTTCGCGCAGCTGACCCTGCGCAGCCCCACCGAGATGGGCAAGGAGGAGCGGGAGGTGCACTGGCAGAGCCTCGATCGCGATCTCGAACGCCACATCACCCCGGAGCTGGCGCGGCGGTTGATCGCCCGCACCGTGTCGTTGATCCCGGTGATCCGCCAATCGGTCGTGGTGTTTTCCGCTGCGGCGGCACGGCACTTCGATTCCCAGCGCCTGGGCGATCAGTACGGCACCTTGATGGCCGGAGCCTGGTCGCTGCTCAGTGATGCGGTACCCACCCAGGAGGAGGCGGAGCACTGCATCGCCTGCCACGACTGGGAGAGCTACAGCCAGAGCACCGAAGTGCCGGATGAGGCCCGCTGCATGCAGACGATCCTGCAGCGGCAGGTGCGGGTGGAGACCGACGACAAACCCGTCACCCGCACCATCGGTGAACTGGTGGAGCTGGCCGCCTGCCATGCCAGTTGCATCGACGTGAGCGCGGGCCTGGCCGCCCAGACCCTTGGGCGCCATGGCCTGCGGGTGGATCAGGAGCGGCTGCTGGTGAGCAACACCGCCAAGGCCATCGAGCAGTTTCTTGCTGATACCGCCTGGCAGAACAGCTGGCCGGTGGTGCTGCTGCGCCTGGCTGGTGCGCAACGGGCCGGACCGGTGCGCTTCTGTGGCGCCGGCATGGTCAGCCGTGCGGTCGCCATTCCCCTGACCGAGCTGTAACGAGCAGCCGTCACAAACGGGCCGGACATAACAGCAGAGGTAACGCCCAGATCAATTGCCCCGCAACCGATCTGGGCTGCTGTAACGCTGTAACGCTCCGGGGATCCGATAGAGCCCCCTATGAATTCAAAGACGAATGCACACCTGCTCAACCAGACACTGCTGCTTGCTAAAGCTTCTATCTCTGAAAAAGGGTTACAGCGTTACAGCCACCCCTAGACGCTTTTGCTGGCCCGCCCTCTCGGCTGTTACGGCGATCGTCACGCCGCGTCACAGCTGAAACGGTCATGGTCACCTCCACCTCCACCTGGCTTGATCCCATCCCCGGCCTCTGGCGGGATGAGGAGGCCCATCGCTACTGGCTGGGCGATCACCTGTTTCCGGTGTCGATCACCGGCGTGCTGGCCCACGGCCTCAGCGAGACCGCCAAACGAGCCATCGAAGCCAAGCGGCCGATCTGGCAGCCGCGGGGCACCACGGTGCATGCCGCTCTGGAGCACTACAGCCAGGCCCGCTTCCTGGTGGGCAAGAGCGCCAGCGAGGCCCTGCTGGATGCCGAAACCATGCCAGGCCATCACCAGTACCGCGACTGGATCCTGCCTTTGCTGCAGCTGCCGCTCTGGGAGGAGGTGGAGGTGATCGCCAGCGAACGGCTCACTTGCTGCCTTACTCGCAACATCGCCGGCGCCTTCGATGGGGCCTATGTGTCACCGGCACTGAGTGAACGCCACGGCCAGCCGGTGCGGGTGCTCTACGACCTCAAGACCCTCTCGGCCCACGGCAGGCCCTATTCCACCGCCGCCCAGCTCGGCGGCTACATGGTGCTGGAGGCCGCTCAGGGGAACCACTACGAGCTGGGCCAGACGATCTGGAGCAAGCCAGGCGAGGCGTTCACCAGCAGCTTCTACAGCCGTGAGCAATGCCTGGCGGCCTGGGCTGCGGCCTGGAGCCGTTACTGCCTGAGCCACCGACCCTTCTGATCGTCCAGGCACCCGCGAGGCAGATCGGGACATTGGCTCGTGATGCAGAGCCGCTAGATTGAGCAGGCTCGGATTTGTCCGGGTCAACGATCTAGCGCACTCTGATGGCGGACCTCCTGCTCGCTGCTGCTCCATCGGCATCCCCCGCAGATGCGGATGATCTCGATGCCCTGCTGGATGTCGTCACCGCGATCAAGGCGCAGCAGAAGGAGCTGGAGCAGCAACTTGAGCCCCTGCTGGAGGCCCTCAACTCGGCAATGGCCGCCGGCGAGCTGGATCCAGCCTTCTCCCATAACGACTGGGCCTTTGCCCACAGCCCCGGGCGGCTGAGCTACGACTTCCCGCCGGTGGTGCAACTGATCGAGCAGCAGCTCAAGGCCGCCAAGGAGTCCGCCATCCAGCAAGGGAGCGCCACTGAAAAGCGCGGCAAACCCTTTTGGACTATCCGTGCCCCCAAGACGCCGGCACTGCCGTTCTGACTCATGGCGCGGCACACCCACCAGTACAGCGCCCCTGATCCGGTGGAAGAGCTGCGCTCTGCCGCCAGCGCAGAAGACGACAACGGCCAGCCGCTGTATGAGCCCACCGACCCCGCCCGCCCGATCGGGCATGCCAACCCCCCGCGCCGCACGCGGGGACTGCTCATGCAGCCACCCCCTCGGCCCTCGCGTTTGGAGGTGGAGCGGCGTGTGGCAGAAGCGCAGCTTTGGATCGCCCAGCGCATTCCGCTGGCGTTGATCGCCGAAAAAGCTCGTGAAAGCTGGGGGGTGAAGAACACCCAGACGATCAATCGTTACCTCAACCTGGCCCGCGAGCGCATGGTGGAGGAGCTGATCAGCGACCGGCGCCGCCACCAAGCCGAGCAGATCTTTGCCCTCAATGACTGCGCTCGGCGGGCGATGGATGCCGAGCAGTTCTCAGCTGCAGTGGGAGCCTTTCGGGTGATCGCCGAGATCGGTGGGCTGCTGCGGGCCCCTCTCAAGGCACTGGACGGGCAGGCAGCAGGGGGCAGAAGCTGATGGCAGGCCTGCTTGTTGATCCGGCCAGCGACCGCTGGGCCGACTGGGGTCTGCTGGATGGTCCGGATCCAGGCCGCCAGCAGAACGGCCCCCAGGTCCAGCAGGCCTTCCGTGATTTCATCGTGGCCGCTTATCCCGGCTACGCCTTCCACACCTGGGCCGAGCGCCTGATCGCCCTGCTGCAGCGGGTGGCCGAGGGCGAGCTCAACCGCCTGATCGTCTGCTGCCCCCCGCGGATGGGCAAATCACTGCTGGTCTCGAAGCTGTTTCCGGCCTACTGGGTGAGCCGCTACCCCACACGCTTCTGCGCGATCGCCTCCTATTCGGCGGAGCTGGCCTATGCCCATAGCCGTGAGGCACGGCACTACTACCGTGCCGTCGGCCATCCCCTCTCCAAGGACTCCACCGCCGTGGGCAACTGGCTGACGCCCGAGCGCGGTGGCTGCATCGCCGCCGGCGTACGCGGCCCCTTCACCGGCAAGGGCTACGCGCTGGGGATCATCGATGACCCCTACAAGGGTCCAGAAGACGCCAACTCCGCCGGCCAACGCCAGAAGCTGATCGAGTGGTTCCAGTCCGTCTGGCTCACGCGAGCTGAACCGGGGGTGAACGGCAGTGCTGGAGCCGCGCAGGTGGTGGTGCTGACCCGCTGGCACCAGGACGATCTGATCGGCTGGCTGCTGGCGCAGGAGAGCGGTGACGCTCCGCAGCAGTGGCAGGTGCTGAACTTGCCGGCCATAGCTCAACCGCCCCAGCAGCAGATCAAGTTCCCGGCCACATGCACCGTCGAGCCGGACTGGCGCCAGCCCGGTGAGCCGCTCTGCCCGGAACGGTTCCCGCTGGTGGAGCTGGAGCAGATCCGCATCCGCACCGGCAGTTACTGGTGGAACGCGCTGTATCAGCAGCGCCCCTCTCCGGCAGAGGGCCTGCTGTTTCAACGCGCCTGGATCCGCACCGTTGCGAGCAACCGTTCACCAGACGGTCGGCCGGTGCAACGGCCCTTTGCAACGGTGGTTCTGAGCTGTGACCTGAGCTTCAAGGGGGGAGCTGAGAACGACTACTGCGGCTTCTGCCTGCTCGGCTTGCTCCCGGATCAGGAGACCCGCCACCACCCTGCAGCCCAGGCCCTGGCACGGGGTGAACAGCTCCACCCCAGTGCCGCCCAGGTGCGCTCTCCGGCCGAACCGCAGAGAGACGACAAACACCGGATCGAGGTGATCTGGAGCCAGCACCACCGCCTCGACCTTCCGGGGGTGGTCAACTTCCTCGGCCAGACCCTTGCGTCTCTGGACAAACGCCTGAGTCCTGGTGCGGTGCTGATCGAAGACGCGGCCAATGGCCCGGCCGTCTGCCAGCTGCTGCGCCGCCAGATCCCTGGCCTGATTGCTGTGCGGCCCAATGGCAGCAAGGTGAGCCGCGCCCATGCGGTGGCTCCCTTGCTGGAAGCCGGCCAGCTGGCGTTTCGCAGCGGCAACGACGCCCTGATCAGCGAACTGCTGGGTTTTCCCAACGGGGCCCACGACGACCTGGTGGATGCCTTCTGCCAGGGCGTGATTTGGCTGCAGAGCCAGCACTGGCGCAGCCAGGGCAAGGCCACGCCCCGGCCGCTGCTGTTCTCCCGCTGAGGGACCTACCCCCATTCCTGATGATCCCCACACCACAGGCCCACATCCCCAGGCCCCAGCAGACCATTGCTCGCGTAACGACATCAGTTCGTTCGCGAGGCCCTTTGCGCTCGCCTCATGCCGCTGCTGATGCTTTGGTGGTGGAGCACCTGCCTTTTGCTGCCAAGGTGGCGGCCAACTATGCGCGCCGCACCGGGCACCCGAAAGAAGACCTCGAGCAGCTGGCGGCAATCGGGCTGATCAAAGCCTCACGGCGTTACGACATCCATCGCCCGGGCCGCAGTCCCAATCACTTCATCGCCTACGCCCGGCCGTTCGTGAACGGCGAGATCACCCACTACCTGCGGGATAAGGGTTTTTTGATCTCGGTACCAGGGCGTTGGCGGGAGCTGCATGCGCGGGGGCAGAAACTTTTGAGAGAAGGGGTTGTAGCCCACGAAATCCCGCAACAATTGGGGCTCTCGGCTGATCGCTGGGCTGGAATCTGCCAAGCATGCGCGGTTCGGGTTGTGGCGATGGAGAGCGAAAAGCAGGAATAAATTTAGACGAGCTCCGCTTTATTGCCCTATTCCCGCCGAAGTAGTATCACATTCCAGTAAATAACAAAATGAGCTATTGATCCATCCCCTGTCGCCCGCTTTGGCCACTTTTCAAAGTTCCAATGCATGAGTTACACGAGGAGCTCATTTAAAGCTTTATCGATGAAGTGCTATAAAACCAAAAAGGATCATCTTCGTCTCTCGGGGAAAATCCGCACTTTCTCGCCAGTGCCTTTCCTGAACTAGTTACTGGACAAACCTTCACTAATGGGTCAAGTATTGTCAGGGCACGCAGCATCCTCGTCCCATATCCTTTTCGCTCCATGTCGTCGCGGGTGACAACCGCAACGACATGCGCTAAATCTGGCTCGTAGTGCCCCAGTGTGATAGGGCCAATGCTATCACTTATTACCCATAATTTCTTTTCTTCGCATAAGGACTTCACAAGCGAGATCAAAGCATCGCACTTGCCTGGCTCGCTGCAACTACCAAATCCAGTTGCCGACAGCTGCTTCGAATAGAGCTTGGCAAGCAATTCTAATTCCTCGATCTTTGCAGGCCTAATCAGGCTATCAATCACCTTTGTCATCGGCTTCAGAATTATCCAGGCCCCTTCTTGGGGCCCAAAAGGAGGACGGAACCAGAAAGAGATGGGACATCTCTTTCGCGAGCGCATCAAGAATAGGCGCGGCTATGGATCCTCGTATCTCTTTAAGATCATGTCCATGTCTGAGCAGACACTTAGCTTGCTTCGTTTTTGCAGCTTTACACTTTCTCTTCCAAAGAAGAACGCCAATGCACCCGTAGATAGCGCAATTAGCCCAACGGTGTAGGAAGCCAGCTCGGGCAAATAAGTCACAACCTCATCCTGGACGCATGCTTGGGCATTGGCGCTTCTTTGAGGGCAAATCTTGGGTGGCGCAAGATGGAATGTTCCACCCGCAAGTAGAGCGGACAGTCCGAAGCCAATCAGTAAATTGCCGGCGGCATAAAAGTGTGATCCACCATCGGCAATATCTGCGACCTTCTTCCGTAGATCGTTCCACTCGTCGACCGGTAGCGTAATAGCGACTCGATTGCGTAGTCCGAGAATCCTGTACTCGATCGAGACGTCAAATTTCTTTGATTCGTCAGTCATCGCCTTCCTCCTCTGATGCGCTTGTTATTCCTGCAACAATTGAGTTCACAAGAACTGTGTTCCCACAGTTTGAGCAAGTGACGGGAAGTATGGGAACAATTGGAACGGGCCCAACAACTAGGCCTCCGCCATGAAACTCCCTAATCTCATAGACCTCGGAGGGAACATTCCAGCTACTGCGCCCGCACATTGGGCAATTCTGGGAGCTCCATTTTTCCTCAAGGTGCTTAATCAGCCTCGACTTGGCGTCATCGTTCATGGCTGCAGATAAAACTCCCAATCAGCATAGGGCTGTGCCGCCTTCGCTCAGAGCGCATTCCAGCCGAAAGAGGGCATGTCTTCGCTTCTCAGGATTTTCCGTAAGTCATGAAATCAACAAAAGAATCATGCCTGCATTCGTGTTCTTGGCGTTTGCAAACCAAAATCATCGTGGATAGTCAGATGCGTAGCGCTAGTGCATGCAGTTATTGCTGGACACGAAACGTCGCCCGGATTGAGGACCACTATCGATACCGGCAATAGCTCAAAGCGTTGCTCATCGCCGTGCCGTCTGCTTTCGCGCCAGACCCACGCCACTGGCCTCTGCACCCCCGTTTGGCCGCCCTGCTCCCCCGCCTGGAGCTGATCCAGGACTGCTGGGACCTCCTCGCAGACCGCAAGGAGCACTACCTGCCCCGCGGCGAACGGGAGCCAGAGAGCGCCTACCGCCGACGGCTGGAGGCAGCCCTGCCCTCAGGGTTCTTCCGCGATGCGCTGCGCACCTTCGCGGGGATGCTGGCCTCCAGCCACTGGCGGGAGCTGCCGGCCTCGCTGCAGGCGGTGATCAGTGATGTGGATGGACGCGGCACCGACCTGGGCGTGTTCCTCGAACGGGCCGACGTGCTGGTGCTCCGCGATGGGGCAGCGCAGATAGGTGTCCTGCCGCCTGAGCACCTCTGGCCCAGCGAGGGCGACCGGCAGCAGGCGCTGCGCCGTGGTGATCGTCTCTCGCTGCCGCGCCTTGCTCTGCTGGAGCGCCGCGACGTCCTGAACTGGCACCTGCCTGGCCCCCAGTCCTTGCCTGACGCGGTCAGCTTCCGGCTGCCCAACCCCAAGGCCCAGGACCAGCCCCTGGACCCGGATCGACCTCAGCATCCATGGCTCTACGGATCAGTTGCCCTCGATGGCGAGGGCATGAGCGTCGAGACCATCGAGCTCATGGCAGACCCGCAGGCCCCATCTGGCTGGCGACCGCAACGCTCTGAACTACAGCACTACCGGGGTATCAGCCAGCTGCCCCTGATCTGGTACGCCAGTGATGGCGCTGCCTTTGGGGAGGGCGATCTGCCGCATCTGGGTCTGGCGCATCAGTACCTCAACCACTTCCGCTGCCAGAGCGACTACCAGGAGCTCCTGTACCGAACGGCTCTGCCGGTGGGTGTGCGCACAGGGGTCGTGGGCCCGATGGGCAGTGGCACCAGCGAGCCGGTGGTGCTGGGCCCCAACAGCGTGATCGACCTGCCGGAGGGCGCCAGCTTCCAGTTCGTGGAGATCCAAGCCCGCTCCTTGGCCGAGCACCGCGCCTGGCTGGAATCCCTCGACCAGGGCATGCGTCGTGACGCCCTGATTCCCTCTGGCGCCCAGGGGGCTCCACGCACCGCCACCGAGATCTCGCTGGCGGCCTCGCAGGCCTATGCGCTGCTGCAGAGCCAGGCGATCCAGAAGGCCTCCATGTTTTCGTCGTTGCTGGCTCATTGGTGCGCAATCACCGGTGAACCGGTTCCCCTGCAGCAGGGTCCGGCGTTGCTGGTGGAGATCAGCCCACTCGCCCCAGCGCCCAAGCCGCAACCGACCGTGGCAGAAATGCTGCAGCTGCATGAGCGCGGCATCGTGAGCGAGCAGGCTCTGCGGCAATGGCTGGGGGATCTGGCCGGTGTCACGCCGGCTTCTGCATGACCATCAGCAGCAATGCACCGAGCCCCTCAAGTGGTGCGACGTGGCAACAGCAAGACCAAGAGGCCATCCGCCAGTGCCTGGCGCTGCCCGCCACCGTTCCCTGCCTGGATGCCATCGGTCGAGCAATGGCGGATCTGCTGCGCCAGCACCCGGCCGGGGTGTTGAGCGCCCGAGCGCTTCTGGATGCGGTGGCCCTGATTGATCAGCAGCTGCTGGCCGGCGGCTGCGAGCAGGAGCAGCCGATTCAGAAGCGCAGCCACTCGGGACCGATCGCCGGCTCGGTGGCCGCAGCTGGAGATGCGCCCCTGCAAAAAGCAGACGTGATCGCCTACGACACAGCGCTGCTGCGCGAAGAAAGCGAGACCACTTACGCCAGCCCCAGTTCGCCCGCGATGGCCCTGCTGCGACAGCGGCGCCGCTACGCCGAGCAGCTGCTGTTGCTCCTGCCTGCGCTCAACAGCTGGATGCAGTTCACCGCCGAGGCCGCAGGGCTGCTGGGAACCACGCCGATGCTGCGGGGTTGAGCGATGACCACAAGCCCCAGACGGTTCACCAGCAGCCAGCATCCGCGCTCAGATCAGCCCTGGCCAGCGACGCCCCTGCAGCCGTTTGCCAATGCACGCCTGCTTCTTGCGGAGAACGCCATCCCAGGGGACACCACCTCAGCGGTGGTGGCGTCGCATGTGCTCGAGTGCTTCTTGAGCCGGCAGCGCTACATCTCGGCCAAGGAGAACGGACCTGGGGTCGACACCGGCGACTTCACCTACAGCGGCACGATCTGCCGGGCTACCCGCCTGCCGCCTCACCCAGGCGCCATCTGGCTGAGCAGCACCTTGAGCTGGCAGCAGAACGGCCGCCGCGTTGCCAGCGGTGCCAGCACCGTGGTGGCCCCCTGCGAGGGGCTGATCTGGCTGGGCAATCTCAGCCTGCTCAACCCTTCGGGCGCAGCTGATGTGGATCCCTACGCCCAGCACACGGCCTTCGTGGTGCTGGAGTTTGGCGCCGACTACGGCTCTGGGGGCATCGGCGCCCTGGTGCAGCCGTTGATTGGTGAGCGGGTGTTCGGGACGCTCAAGCCGAATCGAGTCGTCTGATTCCTGCCTCGGCAACAGGGGATGGCAGCGCCGCGATGGGCTGCCGATCCACTGACAGCCGAGACGGGTCATGGCCACTGCTTCCACAACCCCCAGCACCACCACCACCCGCAGCGGAGGTGATGGCAACGAACTCCTGGATCTCCAGGGCTCTGAGACCAGCGAGCAGGACAGCACTCAGGGCGACCACAGCAGTGGCTCGGATCCTGCACCCACCTCCAATGAACCAACCCAGGGGGCCGGTGGTGATGGCCTCAGCGAGGCCCTCAAGGCCGAGCGCCGCCGCAGCAATAACCTCGAAAAAGAACTGCGCGGGCTGCGGCAGCAGCTGACCCGCTTCTCGGAGATCAATCCCGAGGAGTACGCCCGCCTGCAGGAGGCCGAACGCCAGAAGCAGCACCTCGAGCAGCAGCTGGAGCTGCGGGAACGCCAGATGGAGGAGGCCGCCGCCAAGCGGGTGGCCGCCGTCAGTGCTGAACGCGATGCCGCCCATGAGCGGGTGCAGGAGCTGCGCAAGGAGCGGCTGCTGGAGCGGGCTTTCTCAGAAGCGGAAGGGCGCACCGGCGGCGATGGGCGCGGCACCTTCTTTCAGGTGTTTCGCTCGATGCTCTGGGACTGCTTCCGGCTGGGCAGCAGCAAGGACGGCGGCGATGTGCTCGAACCCCTTGATGGCCATGGCCAGCCGCTGCTGGGTGATGACGGCCGGCCGATGACCACAGCCGACTACCTCGATCAGCTGCGCATCCACCCCGTGTATGGCTTTCTGTTCCAGCAGCGCGGCGCCATGGGCACGGGCGCTTTGCCCGCGGGCACTCCAGCCGGCAGCCTCGGCGCCAGCGGTTTTGGGGAGGTGATCAATCCGCAGGCGATGAGCGCCAGCGAGCTCTACCGGGCTGGCTTTGCCCTCAATGGCCGCAGCCCGCGCAGCTGAGCGTCATGACGCGCTGGCACTACTACCTGGCCTTTTGGAGCCGTCGCTCCACCGCCACCGTGGTGCCGGCGCTGAATCGCAGCCAGGCTAGGGATCGTGCTCATGCAAGGCAGAAAGCCGGCTACGGCAGCTTGGTGGCGATCCAGCAGGCCAATGAGGCCGACCGCCGCCTGATCCGTCAGGGCGTGTGGGTGCGGCGGCGCCGCAATGGCAGCAGCCCCCAGTTCGGCTCAGCTCCCGCTCGTGCTGCAGCGCGCAGGCAACGGAGCCTCTACCGGCCCTGGCTCTGAGATCAGCCACTGGTCTGCAGGTGGGCTGGCCAAGGGCAGAAAGGCCCGGCAACGCCGGGCCACAAGGCCGCCGCCTCAGAGCACCGAGACGGTGCCGAGTCGTTTGGCGGCCAGCTTGCGGGCCAGCTGATGGGCCAGCTCAGCTGGAATGAAACGCGGCTTCTTCACGGGCTTGCCGCGGCGGCCATAGAAGACCGTGACGCGCTCGGCAGCGGCGACCTTGAGCCCAGCCGGATAGCAGTGCAGCACGAGCTGACGGATCGGACAAGCCAGAGGAGCAGAGGAGGCCATGGGACTGAGGCGAGGAACACCTGTCCCATCGCCCCGGACGACACGCCCTGGCCAGGGTCGGCGTAGCCGACTCGCGTCAGCCCTTGCCAGGGCGGGGCGAGCAGGGCGCAGCCCTGCGCTCCGGGGCAGTGCTGGTGCTTCCTCGCTGACCCCATGGCCGGACCGCTGGACCCGGACATCAGTTGTCTGGATCGCGGCGCCGGGCACTGACGATGCTGCCGCCACCGAGCAAGGCCAGGCTGGTTCCAACCGCCGCCTCAAAGGTCTGCTGCAGGTTCTCGGCGTAGCTGCTGCACACCGGGCCAAGCCGCCGCTGCAGACCAAGCCAGAAGCAACCGCCCAGGCCAGCGGCATAGAGCGCGAACTGGGCGATGAACACCCCAGCCACGGCCCGCAATAGGAAGCGCTCGCGATCAAATCCTTCCCCACCAGCCATGGCTGTGCTCCTTGGGGTCAGGGATGGCAGGTGAGCAGCCAGCCGGTGCCGGGGCCATCGGCCTGCCAGCGCGGCAGCCAGTTCTTCCAGCTGTAGTGCTGCCCTGCTCCATTGGTGTTGGCGGTGTAGCCGCCGTGGACCAGGTCGGCCTCACCGTTGGGGTCGTTGTGGATGGCGACTGTCTCGGTGAAACCGATCACCACGCTCCAGTGACCGCCGCCGCTGGGTGCAGAAGCGGGGCCATGGTGCAGCCAGCCCACAGCCACTGGCCGCCCCAGCTTGATCTGCTCCTCCAGCGTTGCGCGCTGGCCGTTGGTGGCGAAGTGGGCGGTCAGCCCCAGGGACCGCAACGCCGCCAACTGCGCTTCTGCCGAGGTGGTGTCGCCATAGCGGGCACGGATGACGTTGTAGGCGTCATCGCCACTGACCTTGCCCCAGAAGCGGGCGAGCATGGCGCAACTGCTGGAGAAGCACTCGCGATAGCCGGTGCCTGAAGCGTTGTCGTTCTGGTTCTCCCAGGCCACCGGCAGCGGATTGGCATGGGCCGAGGCTGGGGGAGCTGATGAAAAGGTCTGCCGCCAGAGGGCGGCCTCGGTGAGGACCTGTGGATCGGCCGCCATGACCGCCTGGCGCAACTGCTCGATGCCGGCGAGCTGCTGAGGCTGAGCCTTCCAGTGGTCCCAGAACTGGCGCCAGCGTTCAGCACTGAACGGCGCCTGGACAGCAGGCGTGACGGCAGCCGGAGCGGGAGAGCTTGCAGACATGGCAGCAGGGCAGTCCTCTGCTGTTGCCGCAGCATCCATCCACTGATCCAGGCCTGCCTGCGTGTCACCTGTCGGGCTGCTTGAGACCGCCGCGCCCGTGATCCCTGCGGTTCAGATTGCTTAGCCTGGGGGCCATGACCAACCCCCAGCTCACCGAGAACCTGCTCGCCGTGATCCGCAGCCTGCCGGCTGACGATCGCCGCTGGCTGCTCAGGCAGCTGGAGCAGGACAACAGTGACCTGAGTCACGGTGCCCTGGCTGAGATGGCGATGGCCGGGGGAGCCTTTGACGACCTGGCCGCTGAACCTGAGCTCTACAGCTTCTCCGACGGAGAAGCGATCGTTGCCGGCTGATGCTCAGCCGCTACGACATCGTGCTTGTCGCCTTCCCTTTCACGGATGGGCCGGCGGCCAAGCCTCGCCCGGCTTTGGTGATCACCACCAGTGATCGCCATGGGGATGTGCTGCTGGCCTTCATCAGCTCCAACATCAGCGGCCCAACGGCCAGCGATGAGCTCGACATCCCAGCCGACCATCCAGGCTTCTCAGACACCGGCCTGAAGGTGAGCTCAAGGCTGCGGCTCAGCCGCATGACAACGCTGGCCATGCCACTCGTGAAACGGCGCATCGGACGGCTGCCACTGGCCTTGCAGACGAACTGCCAGCAGGTGCTGCAGCGGGTGATCGGCGGCCAAGGCTGAACGCTCTCCTGTGGGGCAGTTCGTGTCGCCTCGGCAATAGCCCCTGACATCACTGGGGCCTGGCCCCACCTGTGCCATGGGCCTCACCCTGATCGAGGCAGCAAAATACGAGCACCGTCTTGAGCACCTCGCTGTGCTCAAGACGTTCTCGGAGGGCGAACTGCTCGCCCGGCTGCCGTTCATGAACATCGCCGGCAGCGGCCTCTTCTATTCCGCCGAGCAGGAGCTGCCCTCGGTGGGCTTCCGCGCCGTGAACGAGGGCTACACCCAGAGCTACGGCGTGGTGGACCAGCGCGCAGAAGCGGTGCACCTGTTTGGCGGAGACGTCGATGTGGACCGCTCGATCGTGGACCTGATGGGCCCTGAGGCCCGCGCCAGCCAGATCGAGATGAAGGTGCGCTCGATGCGCCTGACGTTGGAGGCGACCGTGATCAACGGCGACACCGCCAGCAACCCTCGCGCCTTTGACGGCTTGAGCAAGCGCCTGCCGCCCGGCAACCCGATGGCGATCAACAACGCCACCGGTGCCATACCCGGTGCACCGCTGAACTTCGATCGGCTTGATGAGCTGATCGATTCAGTGAACGCCTACGGCGGCAGCAAGGTGCTGGTGATGAGCAAGGCGATGCGCCGCCAGCTCAATGCTCTCGCCCGTGCCTCTATCGGCGGTGGTGTGTACCAGACCAGCACCAACTCCTACGGGATGACGGTGCATCGCTACCAGGACTGCGACATCCTCACCGTCGACCGCGATGCCCAGGGCGTCGAGGTGATGGGCTACGACGAGGCGGGCGGCACCAGCTCGATCTACTGCTGCACCTTTGGTGATCAGGGCGTGACCGGCCTGCAGGGTCCGTTCCAGGGCCGCTACGGCATCTCGGTGCGCGATCTGGGCGAGGTGCCCGATGCCCCGGTGTTCCGCACCCGCGTGGATTGGTACGTGGGCTTTGCCGTGCTGCAGCCCCGTGCCGCCGGCCGTCTGTTCAACATCACCCCCGCTGCCTGAGCCATGGCCCTCACAAACGGCAACCCCTTGATCGATGCGGAGACCACCCTGGTGGGCTGGACCAACCGCAGCGCCATCCGCAACAGCGAGCACACCTTCCTCTCCGGTGAGGAGGTGCTGCTCAACACCAAGCTCGATGCGGCCTCCCGCTTCTCGCTGGTGGCCTCCCACCCCGGCGCGCCTGCCGCGGTGGAGGTGGAGCTGCTGCTGGCACCGGTGCTGCGCGATGGCACCACCGGCAGCTGGATCAGTGCTGTCCGCGTTGCCCTACCGGCAGAAGGCGGCCGGGTGGAGGCATTCCTTTCTGGGCACGACATCCAGATCGCACCGGCGGATCTCCCCAACCTCGACCTGCCGGCGGTGTGTTTCGCCAAGGCGCTCGTGACCCCGACCACCCCGGCGGGCATGCACGCGGGCCTGACGGCCACGATTGCGGCCTGAGCCCATGGCCCGCAAACGCTCTTCCAGCCCTGCAGAGGAACCGGCAGCCGAGGCGCTGCCGGCGCAGCCCACGGCGATCGAGCTGCCACCCGCCGCCGCAACCCGCCACGACCTGGTGGATCCCACCGTGCCGGCCGGCCTGGTGCGCATCAGCAACGGCAGCGGTGAGCGCTTCATCTGGCCAGTGCACCTGGGCGGCTGGCAGCAGCAGGGCTGGACCCTGATCGCTGCCGCCACCGGCGTTCAGATCACGCCGATGCCAGCTGCCCCTACAGCCCTGATCGAGGCACCGCCGGCCGCAGCAACGCCAGAGCCGATCACAGCTGACGCAACCCCAGACGTCGCCGAAACCGAGTTGGCAGCCAACTGGGAGCTGGAGACCAGCGCCACAGACGAGGCGCTGCTGCTCGACGACCCGCTGCTTTGAGGGGTGATCGCTTCCGTGCGCTCCTTTCTGCCCTCCCAAGCGAGCAGCACAGCAGCCAGCCCGCAGCTGATCCGGCTGCTGCCGCCCCTGGGCTGCCCGGGCGAGAGCGTGTGGGTGCCTCCCGTTGAGGTGCCCCGCTGGGAGCAGCAGGGCTACCGCCGCGCTCCCATCCCCGCCGCACCGCTGGAGTTGGCCTGGCTGCCGGATGCACCTGTGCCCCTGGACCCAGCTGGCAGCACCGCGGTGTTGCTGCTGCTCAAAGCACGGCCACCACTGCCAGCGGCGCTGTCGCTGGATTGGGGCGACGGCACCGTTGAAACCTGGCCATGGCCCAGCGGCGACAACATGCCGCGGTTGCGTCATGCCTATGCCTGCGCTCAGGACTGGAAGGTTTCGGCGGAACTGAGCGGCAGCGGCATCAGCGCCGAGCTGGCAGTGCATCTGCTGGGCTGCCCGATCTGGCCGCCAACGCCACCCCTGCCGCCGGGTGCGATTCAGCCGCTCATCCCCGGCAGTGGCCTGCTCGGCCAACCGTTTGATGGCCGGCGCCGCGAGCAGTGGCAGCTGCAGCGCTGGAGTGGCGGCACCAGCAGCGGCGGCGTACCCGCCAGCGATGGCTCCAGCATCCGCTTCCTACGCGCCGATGGCCTCTGGGCCACCCCGCCGGGCAGTGGCGGCGGCACCCGCTGGTGGAGCGGCGAGGGGCCACCCGGAGTGCTCCCTGATGCCCAAGCCGGTGACTTCTATCTCGACACCCGCAGCGGTGATGTCTACCAACTGGAGCTGAGCTGATGCCCTGGACCCACAGCACCAATCTCAAAGGGCCCTCGATGCTGCGGCTGGCGCGGCTACCGGCGGCGTTGAGCACCAGCTCCAGCACCAGCTGGCTCACCCTGTTCACCACACCACTGGCGGCACAGCAGGTGCTCTCCTTTGCGGCGGAGCTCTACTTCTCCAGCGGCGCCAACAACACCGGTCTGGTGACCACCCTCTCTGGCCCCGCCGGGCCGCAGGCGGTGCTCCACAACCTGGTGACCGGTGAATCGCTCACCACCTTCCGCAACCTCACCGCCAGCAGCTACGACACACCCCTGATCGGTACCAGCTCCGCCGGCAGCTCGGTGCTCAGGGCCCAGGTGAGCGGCACGGTGGAGAACGGCGCCAATGCCGGCAACCTCAGCCTGCGTTTTCGCTCAGAGGTGGCCGGCACCGCGGTGACAGTGCTGCGCGGCTCCTGGTGGCAAGTGCTGCAGCACTGAGCTGCGCTCCGCTCAACTCACCATCGGCAATAGGGAGTGTTCTCTCTGGCCCTTGGGCCGCTGCTCTGTCATGGCCTGGATTCCCTCCGGTTCACTCAAGGGTCCGCACGGTGATCCCGGCCCCCAGGGCCCCCAGGGGGTGCAAGGCCAACCCGGTGCCGATGGTGCCCAGGGCGTGCAAGGCCCGCAGGGACCAGCGGGGATACAGGGCGTCGCCGGCCCAGAAGGCCCCCAGGGCCAGCAGGGCATCCAGGGTGCCCCGGGCCTGGGCATCACCTTTAAGGGGCATGTGCCCACCCTGGCGGATCTGCCCGCCGATGCCGCCCAGGGCGATGCCTACATCGTGCAGGCGGATGACTCCTTCCGCGTCTGGGACGCCACCAGCAGCACCTGGGTGGATGGTGGCTCGATCCAGGGCCCCCAGGGCATCGCTGGCCCCCAAGGACCGCAAGGGTTGCAGGGAGAGCCCGGCCCCCAGGGCCTGCAGGGCGTGGAGGGCCCCAGTGGCCCCCAGGGCAACCGCGGCACCGGTTGGTTCACCGGCAGTGGTGCACCCACCACCATTCCCGGCTCCATGCCGGGTGATCTGTATCTGGATCAGACCAGCGGCGATGTGTACGTGTTGAGCTAAGGCCCGGCGCTGCATGATGATCACGCCCGCCGGGCCGGGATGGCCTCAGGCCAGCATCAGCCGCCGCTGCGCCTCGAGCTGGGAGCGCCGCAGCAGTTCCTGCTCGGCCAGCAGCCGCTCATCGAGCTCATCGATGCGAGCCAGGCACTGCTGGATCGCGGGAATCACCTCTTCCTCCAGCAGGGTGATCTCCTCTTCTCCATAGGGCTGCTCGATCCAGGTGCGCCGCAGCGCCAGCCCGCGCCGGCGCAGCAGGATCTCCTGCACGGAGCGGAGCGTGGATTCCAGCAGCAGGAACGGATCTTCCTCGGGCGAGCAGAACGGTGATTCCGCGGAAGCCGGGATGCCAGCAGCAGAGCGTGTGGCCAT